CAGAGGATCCGGAGGCTATGAGGAAGATAGAGATCTTTTTTGAGTATTTTTCTAACCTTCCGAAATGGTTTACGAATTTATGGATACTTGTAGTTGCCAGCGTATTTGGTATAAAGGGTACACAAATATTTCGTAATGGAGGGAAGAAATAATGTCAGACGAAAAATGGATACAAAAAGCATTCAGTAAAATTAAAAAGAAAGGTACAGAAGGTAAATGTACTGGTAAAAAATATGGCAGTAAAAGCTGTCCTCCAGGTTCTAAAGCTTATAACATGGCCAAAACTTTAAGAGGTATGAATAGAAAAAAAGCTGCCCATGGTGGTAGTATGACTCATGTTAGTGGCTATTCACCTGTCTTAGGAAATAACAGATTTGGTTATCCTAGTGGAGGTGTTGACGTAAGAACTCCAGTTAAAGGTGGAGGAATTGCAAAAAGAGGAATGGGAAAAGCTTTCATGAAGGGTGGAAGAGTCTAACAAATCTAAGAAAGAATTATGGACGGAGTCCAATTATTATTTAAACTGAAGAAGTTAATCGAACTGAGACGTGATGACGTTGTTAATGGTATGATCGCGGGTGTTGACAATTTTGACAAATATCAATATATGTTAGGACAGATACGAACGTATCATTATATTTTACAGGAAATCTCTAACCTGCTAAAAAACAAGGAGCCAAATGAAGACGGAAACGTTATTAAAATCAAGTCCGAAGATCACCCTACCAAAGACTGATCTTATCGGGGTAAAAAAATCCAAAACAGTTACCAAAGAATCATCAAAGCTTCCACAACCTACAGGTTGGAGAATATTAGTTTTACCTTTTAAAATAAATGAAAAGACTAAAGGTGGGATTATTATGGGGCAAGACACAATTGAAAAACAACAAGTCGCGTCTCAATGTGGAAATGTATTAGCGATGGGTCCTGATTGTTATCATGACAAAGATCGCTTTAAAGATGGACCGTGGTGTAAAGTGGGTGACTGGGTAATGTTTGCTCGTTATGCAGGGTCTAGAATAAAAATAGAAGGTGGTGAAGTCCGGTTGTTAAATGATGATGAAGTCTTAGCAACCATCAAGAATCCAGAGGATATCTTGCATGAATATTAACATAGGAGGAAACTATGCCAGATGATAAATCTGCCAAAGAAGAAGTAAAAGAAGACAAGCCAATTGCTCTTGACACCAGTGGACCTGATGTTGAGGTTACATTGCCTGAAGAAAAAGACAAAGCAATAGTAGAGGTAAAAGAAAAGGAAGAGGTAAAAGATGCAAAACCTGTTGAAGAGCCTGTTAAGTCCGATGACGCACCTGCGAAATCTGATGAGCAGCCTGTTGTTCAGGAAAGCCAACCTGAAGAAACAGAAGAAAAGAAACAAGAAGAACTAGAAGATTATAGCAAAGGTGTTAAATCACGTATTGCTAAATTAACTAAACGTATGCGTGAAGCAGAACGACAAAGAGAAGCTGCTTTAACGTATGCAAAATCTGTGCAAGGAGAACAGAAGTCTCTTAAAGAACGATTAGCCAAATTAGATACTGGTTATGTTAAAGAGATGGAAGATCGTATTACATCAAGTCTCACAGCTGCTCAAAGTAAATTGCAATCTGCTAGAGAAGCAAATGATATTAATGCGGAAGTCGTTGCACAAAAAGAAATCGCTAAATTGGGTTACGAAGAAGCTAGACTTGCTGAGATGAAGGTTAATCAAAAGCAAGAAGATGAGTACCGTAAGACCTTAAGTGAAGGAACCATACCACAAATTCCAACTCAACCCACACCTGATCCTGCTGCAACGCAATGGGCTCAGAAAAATAGTTGGTTTGGGAAAGATAGTGCTATGACTTATACTGCGTTTGATTTACATAAAAAATTAGTGGATGATGAGGGCTACGACCCACAATCTACTGATTATTATGGGGAATTAGATAGAAGAATAAGACTTGAATTCCCTCACAAATTTGGTAATAATACAGAACAATCGTCCAAACCTGTACGAACACCTGTACAAACAGTAGCTTCGGCTACGCGGTCAGGGTACAAAGATGGGCGCAGAACTGTGAAACTCACATCCTCACAAGTAGCAATTGCTAATAAATTGAATGTGCCACTGGAAGAGTATGCGAAACAAGTAAACATCGTGAAGGAGAAATAAGCATATGGAAAACGATAAAGTGAACAAAACCCCTCGCGCGTCCGAAGACAGAGAAAAAACTAAAAGACCTGTTGAATGGACACCGCCGTCATCTTTAGATGCTCCGCCTGCACCTGATGGATTCAGGCATAGATGGATAAGAGCTGAAAGTTTAGGATTTGATGATTCTAAAAATATTTCAGCAAGACTTAGATCTGGTTATGAACTAGTAAAATCTAGCGAATACAAAGATAAAGGTTATCCTGTTGTTGAATCCGGTAAATATACAGGCGTCATTGGAGTTGGTGGGCTGTTGCTGGCCAGAGTGCCTAACGAGATCGCCGAAGCTCGTCAACGTTACTATAGTGAAAAAGCTAAAGAACGTGATGAAGCTGTCAAAACAGATCTTCTGAGGGATCAGCACCCGAGCATGCCTATCGAAGTTGATAGACGCTCGACGCAAACTTTCGGTGGTAGTAAGAAATAGTTTATTAACAATTTCTGCAATCAACGAATTAAATTAACCGTCACTGGAGGTCCCTTTTGGGACAGGTGACATACGGAGGAAACAACTATGGCAAATCAAGATGCCGCTTTCGGTCTAAGACCGTTAAAGATGTCGGGTCAAGGAGACGATTCCACAGGTATGACTTCCCATTTTATAGACGCTGGCGATGCTAGTGTTATATATCAAGGTTCACCAGTTATCGCAGCAGCAGGATATGTTGATATCGCTACTGCCGGTGCTGTACCGAACATGGGCGCATTCTGGGGATGTTTCTATACAGATCCAACTACGTTAAAACCTACGTTTAAAAATTACTATCCAGGAAGCATAACACCGCCTTCAAGCAAAGATATTGAAGCTTTTGTTTATGACAACCCTAACCAAATGTTTGAAATTCAATCAGACAACACAGGGGCGTCGGCACAAGCAGATGTATTTTCTAATGCAGACATGGTGAACTTCGGTGGTAGTACTACAAACGGGGTGAGTAACACTGAACTAGATGACAGCACAATTGCTGCTTCTAGTGATGCTGCTGCTCAACTTTTAATCATCGGTGTTTCTCGTGATCCAAAAAATAATGATTTAACAGCCGCTAATGTAAATTGGCGTGTTATTGTTAACATGCATTTATTTGGTCATGGAGTAGGCACTGTAGGAGCAGGATAAGGAGAATAAATTATGGCAATATCACGACAACAACTCGTAAAAGAGCTTGAGCCAGGTTTAAATGCCTTGTTCGGCTTGGAGTACAAAAGATACGACCAGGAACATAAAGAAATTTATGTTACTGAAAGTTCTGACAGAGCTTTTGAAGAAGAAGTAATGTTATCAGGCTTTGCTAATGCATATGTTAAACCAGAAGGTTCAGCAGTTGCTTACGACAATGCTCAGGAAACATTCACTGCAAGATATACTAACGAAACAGTAGCTCTTGCATTCGCTTTAACTGAAGAAGCAATGGAAGATAACTTGTATGACAGACTTGCGTCTCGTTATACTAAAGCACTGGCTAGATCCATGGCGAATGCAAAACAAATCAAAGCAGCAGTACCTTTAAATCAAGGGTTGCCTACTACAGACAACTATGATTCAGGTGATGCAGTTTCTTTGTTTTCGACAGAACACCCATGTATTGGGCCTGCGTTTTCAAACACGTTAACAACACAATCAGACTTAAACGAAACATCGTTAGAGCAAGCGTTAATTGATATCGCTGCAATGACTGATGAGCGTGGTCTGAAAATAGCAGCAAGAGGAATGAAAATGATTGTTCCACCTGCTAACCAGTTCCAAGCTGAGAGATTATTAAAATCTCAAGGTAGAGTAGGAACTGCTGATAATGATATCAACGCTCTTAAAAACATGGGGATGATTCCTCAAGGTTACAGAGTAAACCACTATCTAACTGATAGTGATTCTTGGTACATTATTACTGATGTTCCTAACGGAATGAAACACTTCGACAGATTACCTATCCAAACTAAAATGGAAGGTGATTTCTCAACTGGTAACGTAAGATACAAAGCTAGAGAAAGATACTCATTTGGAGTATCTGACCCTAGAGGTATTTTCGCATCAGAAGGTGCTTAATCGTCACTAAATTAGAAATGAGGCGGCCTCAAAATCGCCTCATTTCGACTATAAAGATCGAAATTACTCATGAAAAACTTTAGAATTCAAATCAGATACTGTGGTTATTATGCCAACTTTCATATCGTTGCTAATGATGATCCTCAAAGTATTGAGAACTCTATCCTTGACAAGCTGGGAAAAAATGAGGTAAAGTTTGAATCTGATGGATTTACCAGTAAGACTGGTAAATGGATTACCTATGAGGAGGTTAATCATGATCGAGGACCTATACAAACAAAAGAAGTCCTTGG